CTTCTTCTCCAATAAAACCTGCTACGTTTCCTTGACCATCTGTGATACTGTTAGTTAAGCTTCCCATTTCTATATTTTTTTGATTAGCCTTTGCCAGCATACTAGGAGTTATTAAGACTTCTTTCACTACCCCTGTCCTCTGTTTGGTTTGTAGCTACGCTTCTTGTGCTTATTCATAGAGCTAAGCTTGATCTGAGACTTAGTGTTACCTTGTGATGTTTTCTTTTTAAGTGGTTCTGGTTTCCATGTAACGTTTGGAACTTTAGCCATAGATATAATCCTTATATATAATAGTGCCTCAAGATATAATCCTGATATATAATGGTGCCTCAGGTCTGAATCGAACAGACTATCTTCGGGTTACAAATCCGCTGCATCGCCAGCAATGCTTCTGAGGCACTATCCTTTATCCAGCAGAACGAGTGACGAAGTTAACTCTGATCTTCTTAGGCTCAAAGAATTTCTGGATCATGTCCTGTGCAATACCAATGTCTACAGGCTTACAAGAAAAGATGTCGATGTAGGCATCGCCATTCAGGTCAACCATGTGACCAGAGATGTTGCTAGTCTCAATCATCTGACAGAAACTGATACCAGCTTTGTCAGGTGCATGAGTAGCGAAATGTTCGATCATGGGTTCACCAAATGCAACCATGTCGATAGCAGGAACAAGTTCCTTGATAAAGTTGTACACATTCTGCTTGTCGCTGATCAAGTCAATGTCACAAGCAGCACAGTCAAACATTGCGTGATAACCCCAGTATGCCATATAAATCTCCTATGTGATGACATGTAAGTTGGCCTTCCCTGAGAGATTTGAACTCCCGACCTAGTGATTAGAAGTCACTTGCTCTATCCAGCTGAGCTAAGGGAAGATTATCTTCTACAGTAAAAATGCGGAGAATACAAGCAATAATCTCCGCATGTTATTGTTTAAGGTAACAGGATTACGCTACAACAAGTAGCTCTGCATCCTTATATGGGTAGTGATAGAATGTCTCGCCACTACGAATGTTTCGACCAAAGGCAGGCTTCACCATGTCTGCCGTAAGCTTGCGACCTTCGATACGCCAGCACTGTTCAATGCTATTGTCGAAGATGTAGAAGTCTACACAGCCATTGTACTTGTTGATCAAGCGTGACTTACGTTCAGGAATACGAATCTCATCCCAATCAGTAGGCCACTCACCTGTCCAAGCAGTCTTGACTTCCGCTTCGCTGTGAAACGTGTAGCCTTTGTACTCACTAACTACGTCGGCATAATAGTTTTCAGACACAGAGATAATCTTATGCCCACGATCTTCAAGTAGTTTTATGAGAGCATCCTTAGCTTTGTTATCATACTTGTCATAAAGATGTTTCTCAAAAGGCTTACGTACAGACATGATGTCTCCTTATATTATTATGTGTTTTATAAACAGGACACAAGACGCCCTCATGCCCTGTCTATGATACATTTACGTCAAGTCTACAACCTCGCAGACCTCACCAGTACACGCATAAGTCTGGCTTGACTTAGTTGTGTCTTCCTTTTCATACTCCGATAGACGAGACCAGTCAATCTTTTCTGGCATCAATGACAGAAGATTTTCATAGTCAGACTTGCCAACCTCCTGATAGGGTGCCTGCTGGTATGTGTGTTCGTTGTAAGGCAGAAAGCTCACTCCGCTCATCTCATCAAAGTGCTTATAGACAAATGCACCAACATCAAACCACTCGTCAGTCCTCACGTTGATTGTGACAGATGGTTTGTGTTCACACCAGTTGCGCTGATAAGCCAACCACAACTCAAGCTGTTCAATGGCTGTCATATCAGCAGTGACTACAGCATTCTTAGGTGCCTTCTGCGGGAAGCTGAATACAGTAGTTGTCTCAGGCTTCATCACACAAGGCTCAGAGGGTACACCCATATCCTTCATGAACTGTGTCAGTGGATCTTTATTGTCGCCACGTACAGTACGAATGTAGTAATAGGAATGACGAGCGTGGATGCCAGAAGCACTATCCACAAGTTGTGAGACGGTTCCAGAGGGCTTAACGCAAGTAATAGCAGCAGAAACAGGGATGCCAAGACGTTCAGCCCACTCACGATTAGTGTCAACAGCGATAGCTTTGAGATGTTCAAGTGTTTTCTCCAATCCTGCATTATTTAGGGTTAGTAGCGGGTTGTCCATGATGCCTGTCAAGCTAACACCCAGCAACCTCTCTTCGTCTGTGTTGTCCTTCCACTTCTTACGAAGATATGGGAAGTGTGTGTAGGTAGACTGAATCGTACCAAGGATGGTAGCCAGTCTTACTTTTTGCTCAAGCGTTTCAATGCTGTCTGTCGCACGGACGACAACTTCTGTAAGATTGCAAAACTGATAGGGTCGCAGGATGATTTCACTGCAGGGGTTTGTTCCGAACTCTTGGTCTGCGTCTCGTCTGCCATTCTTCGCTGCCTGTTTCTTTGATGCTTGACGGTTAAAGATACCACGTTCACCACTGCCACTCTCGACCAGTGCCATCCACTCACGCATGAAGCTGACTGCATCAGGCTTCTCAGTGTAGCTGGTTGAGTTGTTTGCCAATGCCCGCTGCGGGTTGTTCTCCCACCATGCACCAGACTTAGCGTGACGCATACGGTCATCCGACAGGTTAGACAGACTGATCATTGCACTGCGACGAACACCGCCAACCACAACAACCTCACCGATCTTGCACATGATGTCATGGCATTCAATGGACGATAGCTTGCGACCCTGTGCTTCCTTGAACTTAGCAATAACAAAGTTGAACAGGTCAACCAAAGGCGCTGGGCCTGATGCACGACCACCGAAGGTCTTGAGGCGGGCACCTGCAGGACGCACAGCAGACACGTCCCACTTGGGAATTTCACCGCTGTACAACAGTGCAATGACCTGACGCAGTGCTTTAGCCCAGCCTTCTTTGCTGTCCTTTACTACAACAACAGTGTCGCTGCTGAATAGTTCAGGTACTTCAGGCAGCTTCGTGACGAACTGACGCTCGACAGAGAAGCCTACACCAGTACCACACAGAAGGATGAACATAGCCTCATCGAAGCTCTTCGGATCATCCACAGGCAAGTAGCTACAGTTGTATGCACAGGTGTTGTCACGCTGCAGTGCAGGACCAGCAGTCATCATAGCCCGCATGGATGGCATGATTTCCAGATCAAGGATAGCATCACGAATTTGGTTAATATAAGAGTCGTTTCCCGCTTTAGGATATACAACATTATCCATGTATCTCTGTACTGTCTCAGGCCAGCTTTCACGGCGTCCTTCATTGTCCAGCCAACGAGCATACCTAGATGTATGAATAAAAGACTGGTAATCCGTAGGTAGGTAGTTGTTCATTCAATTACTCCGATACGATTTTGATATGCTTAATATCTATGCCATCAATGTCATAGATAAATTCATGTAGTGCCTCGTGAATTTCATCATCAACGAATCCATCGACAGGCATGTGATATTCTTCTTCGTCTATTTCAAGAGTGAGTAGTACTTTTACTAGCATTTAATTCCTCAATAGCTTCTGTGGCTTTGTTGCTATACCAGTTATGCTTACGCATATCCTCTAGAAACTTGCCTTTATATTCTGCTCTGTGCTGGTACTTCATTGCATTACCACGGCAGTACGCAATAAAACCTTCTAATCCTAGAACCTGTTTGATGTAATCTATGCACTCAATGTCACCCATGTTATAGTGTTTCGGTTTATCTACGGGATCAAACATGTTGCCTCCTAGAATTTTAATTTTATTACGTTGTCAGCGATTTTTTCTGTCTTAGGATTTGGCGATTCTTCATCTGAATCGTTGTGAAGTTTCTTAGCGTATTTGTTTAGTGCCTTTCTAAACTCTACACTGTCTTCCATCAAGGGCAAGGATGCAGTGACTAGCATAGTAAGATACATCATCTGATCGAAGTCTTCTTCGTCCAGATTGTTTTCTGGTGTTGTGACAATACCTACTGAAATATCACCAGACCAATATCCATCTTCATCTAGCATCGGGTTAAGCCTAATGAGGAAGTCGTTAGGATCAAAGTCGATTAAAATACTTTCTTCGTTCACGTTAGCTCCTTTTAATCTTTGAGAATGGAAACTTAATCAGATCAGGGTGTGTGTCTTTACCCTTTTCTTTTAGCCATTCTTGTGGAATGATCCTATCGTAGTATTGAAAGCCATGCTTCTCACACCACAGACCATATGTAGTCTTAGCACCCTTGCTAAGCTTGCGTCTACTGCTTTCGAACACAAACCGAATGTCTAGGTTTGGGTGTTGCTTCTTTACTGCAAGATGTTTCCTGCGATCCTCTGATGTGAACCTACCCTTTACTTCAATAATAATCCCGTTGGGTAGAATGAAGTCGGGGGTATAGGTGCGGTACATCAGGTCTTCCCATTCGATCTTGACCTTCTCATACTTAAAGGGAACGTTGTTCTCTTTCAAGTAATCCTTGATCTTAATCTCTAGCCCGCTCCTATACCCATGTTTCAGGGCAGCTTTAAACTGCCTTCCGTCCATTAGAACATCCAGTTCTTTCTAGTTATTGCATATCCAAGACTACGTAGCTCTTCAAGAATAGCTTTGTCTGCAGATTGCCGTGCTTCAACTGCGGCACGTAGACCACTGTAACGTCGATCACTCAGTTCTTTTTTACGTTGAGCAAGCTCTTTCTCAAGCATGTTAATCTGATCTTGCATCTCTTTAATTTCATCATCGCCTAGCATGTATCACTCCTTTACTTTAATGTATGCCACTGTCTTAGGATCACGTGCTTGTGATGCCTTAGATGGTAGCTCTTGCAACGTAGGCCAACATTCAAATCTGTAGTCACAGAACGCACAGTTCTTGTTGAGCACAATGTTTCCTGTTGGCTTTCCTCTGTATGTCTCTGGCTCTGGTTCGAAGCAACGCTGAAACTCGTTAGCATTTACAGTATCAACTGTATTCTGCAACTTGTCCAACTCTGCATTCATGTCGATGCCATCAGCAGGGACATACTTGAATTGCCCATTGGCCTTATTGATTACCCACCAGCCACCTGCCTTCTTGCCTGATGCTTTAGCGTAACCAGCTAGCTGTCCAACGTAGCCAAACGAATCACCAGATGCCAGTGCATCAAATGACTCAAACTTATTTCGATACGACCAGTCAGAGGCTGACTTAACATCGTCTACTGCATCATTCATGGTAAGGTCATACGTGCCACTAATCTCTGTGTCTTTCAGCTTTAGTGTCACGTGTTCTGATTCACCAAAGGGAATGCCAGCTTCCACCAGCACCCCCTTGAATACTGCTTCAACAATATCGCCTAACATCATGTTCATCACAAATGAGTTAGGCTTGGGGAGTGATGTCTCTGGCTTGTTCTTCTCAAACCAGAGTTGGCAAGATGGTCTGCCGATATTCGACATACGCAATCTAAACCCATCACTCCCCCGTCCTCCCCCGAACTGGCGGCGAACAGCATCTGCAACGTCTTTTGCAATACGCTCAATCGTATCCTCCGAGATAGTTGATTTACCGTTTGCTGCGTCTTCCAGATACTGCTGCAATGCCAGTTCTGCGGGATGGTTCATCAGGCAAAATCCTCCACATCAATATCTACAAAGTCTTCGACCATGCCTGCATCTACATCCTCTGACTTGTGGGCATTCTCGTCCCAAGCATTGAAGATATACTCATTATAGTTCTGCACCCAACCAAGGAAACTTGCCAGTGTCTCCTGCGTTTGATTGTCCATGTCCAGTGTCTTGGTCATGTCCAGTTCAGCGGCAGGCAGATAGAACGAGTTGCCATTAGGGAGCTTACGTTCTTGTGTGCTTGCAAGAATGCTGTGCTGCACAGGCAGACGACGCATCTTACCAAGCTTACCAAACAAATCTCCTACAGTTTTGTAGGCATCACGATTATCAATCTCCCAAATAAACGGAGTGGGTTCCACATCCACAGCATTGCCATTGCCATCTACTGCATTCGCCAACTCAATGGTGCCAAAGAGTACACGGACACGTTTGATCTGCTTGATAAGATCCTGTGTCTTCTCAGGCAGTGCCTTGAAGTCTTGAATGTAACCAGCGGGCTTGCCGCAATTGAAGCCACCAGCATTGTCTTTAAGATCAATGTTCAGGTTATCAGCCATTACAGTTTTGACATAGCGGTTAGGTGTCTTGTCATTGCCCATGATGAAACGCTTGTACATGAAGCGTTGAAGGAACGGACGAATGACAGCAGTTTCTGCATAGTATGTGGGGCCATCAGGAATCTCCAGCTTGTATGTACCTGCACCAACAACTTCCACCTTAACCATCTTACCCTTAACTTCTGTCTCACCCATGATTGGGTTATGGTTGATGCGAAGCCGTGCAAGAACGCTGGACTTTTCTTTTGATGCGGTATCGACACTCATGCCCATAGCCTTAGCCATTGCTGCATAGTTGGTCGTGTCTAGAGTTGCGATT